TCAGGACTCGCTGTTCGTGCCTGCTGAGGACATTGTTGTCCCCTATGGCGCATCCAGTTTAGAGACGGCAGAGCGCGTGACCCACGTCATGCGTAAGACTCCGAACGAGGTGAAGAAGCTGCAGGCCGCTGGCTTCTACCGTGACGTCGAGCTTGAAGACCCTTCAGATACGTTTGATGAGGTCGAGAAGAAGATCGCTGAAAAGATGGGCTTCCGTGCGAGTCAGGATGACCGCTACAAGCTCCTTGAGATGCACGTCGACCTTGACCTGCCAGGCTATGAGGACAAGGACGATGATGGTGAAGAGACCGGGATTGCTCTTCCTTATGTAGTAACGATTGAGAAGAGCACCCAGACCGTCCTGTCTATCCGTAGAAACTGGAACCCGGATGATTCTCTCCAGCAGAAACGGAATCACTTTGTTCACTACGGCTATGTGCCGGGCTTCGGCTTCTATTGCTTTGGTCTTATCCACCTGATCGGTGCGTACTCTAAGTCGGGTACGTCGATTATTAGACAGTTGGTTGATGCTGGCACTCTGTCCAACCTGCCCGGTGGCTTCAAGACCCGTGGGCTGCGGATCAAGGGTGATGACACGCCGATCGCTCCGGCTGAGTTTCGTGATGTGGACGTCTCGTCTGGCACCATCAAAGACAACATCCTGCCGCTTCCTTATAAGGAGCCGTCACCGACCCTTATGAACTTGATGAACCAGATTATCGAGGAAGGGCGTCGGTTTGCGAGCGCAGCTGACCTCAAGATCAGTGACATGTCGGCACAAGCACCGGTTGGTACTACGCTGGCAATCCTTGAGCGCACACTCAAGATCATGTCGGCTGTGCAGGCTCGTATCCACTTCTCGATGCGTCAGGAATTCAAGCTCCTCAAGAACATCATCCGTGACTACACCCCACCGGACTACAGCTATGAGCCGGAAGAGGGGTCACGTATGGTCAAGCAGTCTGACTACGACAAGGTAGACATCATTCCTGTATCGGACCCCAACGCGGCAACCATGTCGCAGAAGGTGGTTCAGTACCAAGCAGTCTTCCAGATGGCGCAAGCTGCCCCGCAGCTTTATGACCAAGCGCAACTGCATCGTCAGATGCTTGATGTGCTGGGCATTAAGAACGCCAACAAGCTAGTTGCACTACCTGACGACTCCAAGCCTCTCGACCCAATCAGCGAGAACATGAACGTCGTCAAGATGAAGCCCCTCAAGGCGTTCTCGTACCAAGACCATCAGGCGCACATCGCTACCCACATGTCATTCATGCAGGACCCGATGACGGCGCAGATGATTGGTCAGAACCCTCAGGCTCAACAGATGATGGCCTCTCTACAGGCCCATATTGCAGAACATTATGCTTTCCAATACCGCAATCAGATCGAGCAGCAGATCGGTGCTCCGCTCCCGGCTTATGACGAGGACAACGAGAACCCTATGTCCGAAGAAGTCGAGGCGGCTCTTTCACGCATGGTTGCTCAGGCGTCTCAGCAGCTTCTCATGCAGAACCAAGCTCAAGCTGCGCAGGCTCAAGCTCAGCAGCAAGCTCAAGACCCGATCATTCAGCTTCAACAGCAAGAAGTCCAAGTGAAGATGCAAGAAGTCCAGCGCAAAACCCAGAAGGATCAGGTGGACGCGCAACTCAAGATGCAGCAACAGCAGATTGAGCGGGAACGTATCCAAGCCCAACTTCAACAGGCCCAAGAAGCCCTGCAAGCCAAGCAAGAGCTTGAGGGGTTCAAGATCGGTATGGAGATGGATAAGGACGAGAACGACAGGGCAGATCGTATTGCTGGTCGTGAAGAGCAGGGCAGTGAAAAGCTCTTCCAGATGTTGATGCAGATGGCTTCTCAATCCGAGAAGGGCGATAAGGAGCGCGAATGAGAGAGCTTGAGTATTTGATCCAACACCTTGATGAACAACGGGCGCGGATTATTGATGACTTGGGTACTGGCAAGGCCCAAGACCACGCGGAGTATCGCTTCGTGTGTGGGGTTGCGCAGGGGCTCCTGCGGGCTAAAAACCTTGTCATTGAACTACATGAGAGGCTGATTGACTCCGATGACTGAGATCCTTATTGGGCAGGACGTAGATAGCCCAAACGAAGCAACCGTGCTGCCGGCAACGGCAGAAGAGAAGGCAAAGCAACTGCCGGAACCGTCCGGGTATCGCATTTTGTGCGCGATTCCAGATATCGAGGATAAGCACGAAGGTGGGCTTATCAAGGCAGATATAACGATGAAGCATGAGGAGCTGCTTACTACGGTCTTATTCGTAGTGAAGATGGGTCCTGATTGCTATAAGGATGAAAAGAGGTTCCCTTCGGGACCTTGGTGCAAGGTCGGGGACTTTATTCTTGTACGTCCGCATGCAGGCACCCGCGTAAAGATCCACGGACGCGAGTTCCGAATCATTAACGATGACTCGGTTGAAGGTGTTGTTGAAGACCCGCGTGGAATATCCAGAGCCTAAAGGAGGCACATGATGGCAGAGCAACAGTACGAGTACGAGGTAGAGAACGAGGCTAAGGAGACTGAACAGGTCTCTGGCCGCGAGGAATCGGATATTGAGGTTGAGGACGACACTCCTGAGTCGGACCGCAACCGTAAGCCTCTTCCGGCGGAAGTCGTTGAAGAGCTGGACAAGGACGAACTCGATGAGTACACCGAGGGCGTCAAGAAGAAGATGATGCAGTTGAAGAAGGTCTGGCACGATGAGCGCCGCGAGAAAGAGCGCGCGTACCGTGAGCAGCAGGAGGCTATCTCTCTTGCTCAGCGCCTTTTTGAAGAAAACAAGCGGCTTAAAGGCTCCGTTAATGAACGGGATAATGTCCTTGTAAGCACGTTCAAAGAGAACGCAGACCGTGCTCTTGATATCGCCAAGCGTGAATATCGTGAGGCTTATGAGTCTGGTGATACCGACCGTCTGCTTGAAGCACAGGAAAAACTGACTGAGGCCAAGATCCGTTCGGATCAAGTCAGCCGGTTTAAGCCGACCCCTTTACAAGAGGAAGCGAATGAAGTAAATATTCCTCAACAACCGCAACGTGCTGATCCACGAGCTCTTTCTTGGCGCGAGAAGAACGACTGGTTTGGCACAGATAGGGTGATGACTGCCCTAGCTCTTGGGCTTCATGAAGAGCTAATTAGTCAACATGGACCGGAATACGCATCAACCGACGAGTACTACAAACGTATCGACGAGTCGATGTTTAGGTATTTCCCGGAGAAGTTCCCCGGCAAAAACCGGGCAGAAGAAACGTCGGATGAGGTTAGCAAGGCCCCCCGACGTACAGGTTCGGCTACCGTGGTTGCTCCTGCGACCCGCAGCACATCCTCCAAAAAGATCGTGCTGAAGCAATCGCAACTCACTATTGCGAAGCGTTTGGGTATTACTCCTGAGCAGTACGCGAAGGAATTCATGAAACTGGAGAACTGAGATGGCTGAAACTCGACTTGCACGTGAACTTGAATCCAGAGAGACGACCACACGCCCTAAGCAGTGGGTGCGTCCCGAGACCCTGCCGCAACCAGACAAGCAGCCGGGTTACGCGTATCGCTGGGTTCGCGTAGCTTCTTTGAATCAACCGGACGCCAAGAATATCTCGTCCAAACTCCGAGAGGGTTGGGAACCGGTGCGTATCGAGGAGCAACCGCAATTCAAACTGCTGGTAGACCCCAATAGTCGTTTTAAGGACAACATTGAGGTCGCAGGGTTGTTGCTCTGCAAGATGCCTGAAGAGTTTGTGGATCAGCGTGCCGAGTATTTCGGCAACCAGACCAAAGCTCAGATGGAGTCGGTAGACAACAACTTTATGAGAGAGAACGACCCTCGGATGCCTCTGTTTAAGGAGAAGCAGTCCAAGACTTCGTTCGGTTCTGGCCGATAACTTGCGAGGTTTAAAATGTCTTATCCTACCGTTCAAGCCCCCTATGGGCTAATCCCGATCAACTTGATCGGCGGTCAGGTATTCGCTGGTGCTACTCGTCAGATCCCCATCTCGTCTGGTTACACGCCCTCCATTTTTTATGGTGACGTTGTTAATCTTTCGAGCTCTGGCATTCTGGCTAAAGACACCGGTACTACCACCGCTACTCCTGTTGGTGTTTTCCTTGGCTGCTCCTACACCGATCCTACGTTCGGTAAGGTCTTCCGTCAGTACTACCCCACCGGAACCGTTGCTTCTGACATCGTGGCTTATGTCCAGGATGACCCCGATGCACTGTTCAAAGTGGCGGCTGTTTCTGGCACGACTGTGATCGCAGCTCCTGGCCGTACGTTTGTTGGCAACAATGCCGCTCTGGTTCAGAATGCCGGTAGCACCACCACGGGTAACTCCGGTGTGGCCGTTACTGACTTTGCAACCACGGCCACCCTGCCAATCCGCGTTATCGACGTTGTGCCCGATACCGTAATCGTTACGACCCAGACTGCAACCACGACTTCTGGCAGCACGGCCGTTACGTTGTCCGCAACTAATGCTGACGTCCTGAAGTTTATGGCAATCTCGGGCACCGGCATTGCTGCTAATACCACCGTGTCGGCTATCTCGGGCACTTCGCTGACCCTGTCGGCTAACGCTACCGCTAGCGGTACTGTGACTCTGACCTTCGTCGGCTACCCTGAAGTTGTCGTCAAGTGGAACGCTCCGAGCGCGACTGGCCAAGCTGGTGGTCATCAATATCTGAACGCTACTGGCGTTTAAGGAGAGGACTAAATGGCTATTTCCCGCGCTCAACTACTCAAGGAACTCCTGCCCGGCCTGAACGCCCTGTTCGGCATGGAATATGCTCGCTATGGCGAGGAGCACAAGGAGATTTACGAAACCGAAACTTCGGAACGTTCGTTTGAAGAAGAAACCAAGCTCTCGGGCTTCTCGGCTGCGCCGGTGAAGAACGAAGGTTCGGCGATCGCTTACGACAACGCGCAAGAAGTTTTCACGGCACGCTACACCCACGAGACCATCGCTCTTGGCTTCTCGCTGACGGAAGAAGCAATCGAAGATAACCTCTACGATTCGCTTTCGTCGCGTTACACCAAGGCCCTGGCCCGTGCGATGGCGTACACCAAGCAGACCAAGTCGGCTGCGACTCTGAACAATGGCTTCAACTCCGCCTATCCGGGTGGTGATGGCCAGCCGCTGTTCTCGACCTCGCATCCGCTGGTCTCGGGTGGTGTCAACAGCAACACTCCGGCTACCCCGGCTGACCTGAACGAAACCTCGCTGGAAAGCGCTGTTATTCAGATCGCTGGTTGGACTGATGAACGTGGCCTGCTGATTGCTGCCAAGCCGCGCAAGCTGGTTGTTCCGCCAAGCCTGATGTTCGTTGCTACCCGTATTTTGGAAACTGAACTCCAGACCAACACGGCTGACAACAACATCAACGCACTGAAGAACAACGGTTCGATCGCTGAGGGTTACACCGTTAACCACTTCCTGACCGATACCGACGCTTGGTTCCTCACCACCGATGTGCCGAATGGTATGAAGCACTTTGTTCGTACCCCGATGGCTACCTCGATGGACGGTGACTTTGATACGGGCAACGTCCGTTACAAGGCCCGTGAGCGTTATTCGTTCGGCTGGTCGGATCCGCTGGGCATGTTCGGTTCGCCGGGCGCCTGAGCGTGTAGTAAGAGGGGGGCTTCGGCCCCCTTTTCTTTTTGTCTTTCATCGTAGTGATGTTTGCGATGGCAGTTAGCACACAAAACCACGCATTTAGCGG